TGACTTTTTCATTGATTTAAATATTGCCTTTAATGTTGATAACATTAAGAATTTGGCTCCTATTATAAAAATTTATGCGACTCAAAAGTTAAATGACCCTACTATAACTACTTCAACATTTACTATGTTGATGGATGAGTATATTACATCGAGTGAGACATTTAAAGGTAAAGTTATTAATAATTTAATGCCAAAATTACAAACAAAATTACCAAAAATCGTAACATCATCCCAACAAACAATTGATTCGGTATTGGAAGGACCGGCAACCAAAGTTGAGTTATGGGAATCGTTTAAGGCAATCAACGATAAGTGGATTTCGGGGAATGATTTTAAAACAAAAACATTATTTGAGGACATTATGTTAATTGATAGAGCAAGTCGTGATGTTGGGGATAAAATATTGGTGGATGTAATTAAATTAAAAAATGATATAGCGACTATTAAGCCAACAATGTCAATGTTGGTGTTTGTTCAAAATATATTGGTTGAAAATAATTTTGTTGTAATGAATTTACCATCATACGTTAATTTTTATAATGTACAAGATGCTGTTAAAAATCCTAAACCAAGAGCCGAAGGTTCGTTAGAATTTGCCAACACAATGTTTGGAACATTTTTAAATGTTGATTATAGAAACTCTTCACCAAAATTAGTTTGTTTTTATGGTGGTAAACCAAGTGAACAATTAGATTTAAAAGATAATATTGATTATAGGTTTAGAAGTGACTCTTTTGATTTAAGACGAGCTAGTGATAACCCATTAGTTGAGAGTCAGATAGGTAAAACAGATTGGGGTATGTCAAATAAGGTTGTTGGTTTTAATGTTGATATTGGAACTCAAAATCAATCAATATTCCACGGATTCCAAGTTGACCAAAGAGGTAGTACAGCAACCGCTGAATCATTAGAACTTTTAAATCAAATGGCAAATCAATCCGGAAATAGAAAAGCGTCAACACAAAATGTGTCTTTATTTAATTTATATAAAACCAGAAGTTATAACTGTACGGTGAATATGATGGGTAATGCAATGATTCAACCTACAATGTATTTTAATTTACGATATGTTCCAATGTTTAGTGGTCCTTATATGATAACAAGTGTTAATCATATAATAAGTCCGGGTTCATTTGAAACAATTGTAGAGGGGGTTAGACAACCTATTGCGTCATTACCTAAAATAAGTGCTTACATACAATCATTAAAAACGACTTTATTAACAACAATAGTAAACAAAATTAAAGAGGATAAAGTTCCTAAAAAATCTGATAGTAATGTTAAAAAAGGTGATATTATTAGTCAACGAAATGAGGCTTTAGATAAAGGTTTAGATAATGATGCGACGGTTGCGTCAACACAACAGACTTGTTCGGCGTCAACAAAATATAACACCTATAAAGTGGGAACACCGAATAAAACAGTTATAAACTATAAAAATATTATTCAGATAATAAACTCAAACACTAATAATATTAAATTAAGATATATTGTATTTGCGACAATGTATTTACAATCAAGTAAAACTCAAGGATTAGAATCTTATGAACATAATTATGCAGGTATTGATATTAGCGAATTTTGGGGTGATGGTAGTTCAGGGTTCTTTAGTGGTTCAAAATACTATTATTGTTCGCCTAAACAAATACCCTATGTTTATTTTGATAGTGCTGATAATCATGTTAAAATGTTAGTTGCTAGATTTGAAGGTAAGTCTAGTGCTTTTGGAGAAACAAACTCTGTTGATATTGCCAAATTCTATATTTTATATTTTAATGCCAATAGTAATAGTCAAAATGTTTATGATTCTATAAAAGCGACTGATTCTGTGAGATTAAAGGATATTGAAAGTGAGATAGGTGAATCGATTTCACTTTATAATGCGGTCATTAATAGATAAAGATTAAATTTTTCACAATTAAATGATATTTATAAATAAAAGATTATGGACACAAAATTAATATTAGACAACTATTTAGGTAAAAAGGCTAGAAGTACCGAAAAAGATTTGGGAAATGGTTCTAAACAAGTTTGTGATTTAGACACAGGTGATTGTTATACAATTAGAATGAAAGATGGTCTAATCGAAAGAGTAGATAATACAATGACAACAAATAAAAAAATTCAGGTTGAAACATTGACCGGTGTAAAACAATTATTAAACGGATAATAAAATGAAAAAAATAGATAATCAAATATTAGAGGAATTGGCTAGATATAACTCAATTAATAATTATATCACTGAACAAGAGGCTGTTTTACCTCTGCCACCAGGATTAGACCCTGATGAAGACCCTAACGCACTTCCACCAGCAGACCCAAATGCTGTACCACCGGTTGACCCAAATATGCCACCGGCACCTGCAGCACCGGTTGAACCACAACCTGTTGATGTTGCCGCCGACCCCGATGTTGAAAAAGTGGGTGAAGAACAAAGTAGTACTAAAGAAATTGATATTACAGATTTAGTAAAATCTCAAAAAAATACTGAACAAAAACAAGAAGAATATTTTAATAATTTATTCAGCCATTTAACGGATTTAGAAAGTAAACTTGGTGAGATGGACGGTATTATGAATAAATTAAATGACTTGGAGGCTAAAGTTGAAAAATACAGAGAAAAAACCCCACAAGAAAAATTAGAATTAAGAAGCCTAGACTCGGGACCGTTTAATCAAAAATTAACAGATTTTTTTGTTGATAAAGAAGAAGAAATGGACAAATCGGGGAAAAATGAATATATTTTAACTCAAGACGAGGTAGAAGACTATTCACCAAATGAAATTAAAAAAACATTTAGGAATTTTGAAGATGAAGCAACATCTTTTAAAGAGATTAGATAATTAAAATGGTATCTGAACCATTTTTTTTTACAAAACAATTTGACAAACCACTCGTAGACACTTATACTTTAGTAAACACTTTAATTTTTATATAACTATGGCGACAAACAATTCATTAGACGCGATTTTGGCTCAATATGAGCAATCAAAACAAGGAGGTTCTTCTTCTACCTCAAAATTCACACAAGAAGAAAGAATGAAAAAGTACTTTGCGGCAATCCTTCAAGATAAGGAAACTCAAGGGCAAAGACGATTAAGGATTTTACCAACAAAAGACGGTTCTTCACCATTTAAAGTTGTTTGGTATCACGAAATCCAAGTTGACGGAAAATTCCAAAAATTTTATGACCCGGGAAAAAACGATAATGAGCGTTCACCTTTAAACGAGGTTTACGAAGAGTTACGTTCAACCGGTAGAGATTCTGATAAAGAATTGGCTAAACAGTATTTATCTCGTAAATTTTACATCGTAAAAGTTATTGATAGAGATAATGAGGCTGATGGTGTTAAATTTTGGAGATTTAAAGACAACTACAAAAATGAAGGTATTTTAGATAAAATTATCCCTATTTTTAGAGCAAAAGGTGATATTACTGACCCTGAAAAAGGTAGAGATATTATTTTAGAATTAACTAAAGCTAAAACACCTAAAGGAGCTTTCTACACGGTTATCCAAACTGTTATGTATGATGACCCAGCGGTTATTAACGAAAACAAAACCATTGGTGATGAATGGGTTAATGATGAGTTATCTTGGGAAGATGTTTATTCTAAAAAACCTGTTGAGTATTTAGAAGCTCTTGCAAGAGGAGAAAGTCCTAAATGGAGTACTGAAAAAGGTGGTTATGTATATGGAAACGCTGAAGATAGTGAATCATCATTTGGTGGTAGTGGTAAAACACCGGTACCTGTTGACCCACAAGCAGGAGTTGAACCGGAAGATGATATGCCGTTCTAATCAAACAAAACTTATTAGACATATAACTTGGGCACCGGGATTACTCGGTGCTCAACTTGTCTAAACAAACTAAAAAATTAAATTAACATAGACATATGGCGATTAAAAAACACGATTTTAAGTCCATTAAGGACAAATTCTCAACATCGGCAAAATACAAACCACAAAGGTTTTTTGATTTAGGACCTGACTTTTTGGATGCGGTTGGTATTCCGGGACCGGCGATAGGACATTTAAATATGTTCTTGGGTCACTCCGATACGGGTAAAACAACTGCGTTGGTAAAATGTGCGGTTGACGCACAGAAAAAACAAATATTACCAGTATTCATCATTACCGAACAAAAATGGTCATTTGAACACGCAAAACTTATGGGGTTTGATTGTGAAGAATTGGTTGATGAAGAGACGGGTGAGTTAGAATGGGATGGGTTCTACATCTTTAATAACAACTTCAGTTATATTGAACAAATTACAGATTACATTAACAGTTTACTGGATGCTCAAGAGAAGGGTGAATTAGATTATAGTTTATTATTTTTATGGGATTCTGTTGGTTCAGTTCCTTGTAAAATGACTTTTGAGGGTAAGGGTGGCAAGCAACATAATGCTGCGGCATTAGCTGATAAAATTGGTATGGGTATTAACCAAAGAATTTCAGGAAGTCGTAAATCCGACTCCAAATATGAGAATACTTTGGTGATTGTTAACCAACCTTGGGTTGAACTTCCGGATAACCCATTCGGACAACCTAAAATTAAAGCTAAGGGTGGTGAGGCTATTTGGTTGAACTCATCATTAGTATTTAGATTTGGAAATGAAAAAGGTGCGGGAACAACAAAGATTACGGCTACTAAAGATAAAAGAACTATCAAATTTGCTGTAAGAACTAAAGTGTCCGTTATGAAAAATCACATCAATGGATTAGGTTATGAGGATGGTAAAATTATTGTAACACCTCACGGATTTTTAGCGGGTAAAGAGACAGTAGAAGAAAAGGCTTCAATTGAGAAGTACAAAAAAGAATACTCTGAATATTGGAAAAACATTATCGGAACAGATGGTGATTACGATTTGAAAGAGATAGAAGAAAAAGAGTAGTAACGAATACAAACAAAACCAGTGGTTAAAACCCTATTAGTGGATGGTAACAATTTAACAAAAATTGGATTCCACGGAGTAAAAGATTATTATCATAACGGAAAACATATAGGTGCCCTATGGCACTTCATTAATACCGTTAGGCGTTTCATAGACGAACAAAACTTTGATAAGGTTGTTGTTATGTGGGATGGTGATGATAATTCATCTGCTCGAAAACTTATTTATCCCCAATATAAAGAAAATCGTAGAGACAGAGAAAACGAGTATAAGTTAGATTCTTTCACTGAGCAGAAAGAAAGAATCAAACAATACTTGGAGGACTGTTATATAAGACAAATCAACATCGATAATAACGAAGCGGATGATTTGATTGCTTATTACTGTCAAATCTCGGAAAACGAACAAAAGACCATCTATTCGGGGGATAAAGACCTTACCCAACTTATATCGGACAAGGTATCGGTGTTTTATCCGAGAACCAAACAAACTTATCATTTAGGAAGTAAAATCAAATGTGATTTTTACGAATTTCCCCACGAAAACATTAAAACTTATAAAATATTGTCGGGGGATAAATCGGACAACATTGATGGTATTTCAGGGTTGGGTGAAAAGACACTTATAAAATTTTTTCCTGAG